AAGATGCACAAAGGAATATGGCTTGGTTTGCTCTTGGCGGTATGTTACTTTACCCTGCTTTTGTTATTGCTGCAACATTATTTGGTCTCGATAATGCTGCAAAAATTTTAGGTGACATGGCTGCAGTATATTTTGTATCTGTTGCAGCGATTGTAGCTGCATTTTACGGCAAGGAAGCTTTAGCCAAGAAAAAATAAAATAAAATTTTCGTTATGAAAAATTTAGTATTTCAATATTATATACCTTATGAATCGTTTGACGCTGATATGGGTGGTATAAGATTACCGGAATGGGCACATGCCGGTTCACGTTCTGCAAAAGCATATGCAGACTATTGTGGTGCTGAATATGAACTATCACACGATAGATTTTTTGATCAAATAGATCCAAGACTCGATTCAATAAAAATAGTATTTGATGAAAAGTATGACGAATATGATCATATTCTGTCAATTGATCTTGACATGTTGATACATTCTGGTGTAGGTGAAAATATTTTTGAAAAAGATATTAAAGACGTTGCAATGGTACATGAACTTGGCGTACACACAGGTGGACCAGCGGGTTGGTTAAGTCGAGTTATGTATCAACCTTTATATAAAAGAGGCATAATTGCTTATGGTAAACATTTATGGGGAGAAGACTGGATGTTTCCAAAAAGTAAATTATATCCTGATGAAAAATTTAGATATATGAATGGCGGACTGCAACTTTGGTCAAAAGAAGGAAGATTGAAAGCTCGTAAACATTTTACTTCAGTTGACAATTATATTTTACATACAAGATATACAGAACAAATGTATATCAATCTACAATTATCACAACCAATTTTTGAAGTAACAGAATTAGATACACATTGGAATAGAATGCCGTATCAGTGGCGTAGTGGACCTGACGGCAAAATTAATCATTTCTTGGCAAGAACTAAATTTGATATGCCGAGGTTAGAAAAAACGGAGTTAAGTATATGGGAAAGTTCTTAGAAGTAGCGGCTGAAAGACCAAGAGGATTAAATTGGGAAGTTATGAATTTAGCAACTCATGCAGGTGTAGTTAAAGGCGATGCTACTAATTTACCATTACCTTATAATGATAACGAATTCTTTGGTGTTTACTCTGAACATTTTATTGAACATTTATTTAAGTATCAAGGTATAAATTTTTTTAAAGATGTTTTAAGAATACTAAAACCGGGCGGTGTAGTAAGAACTGTATGGCCACCAGAAGAATTTATAAATGTTTTAGTAAGTGACGATGAACTTACGCCGGATCAACAAATGTTTGTAGAACATTATTATAATTTTTATATTGTAAAAGAACAATTTTCACCACCGGGAAATGGCCACAGAAGTAAACGCGAACAATGCGCACTTGGTTTACTACATCAAAAAGGTCAACATCATTATTTGTGGTCAAGAAAAGAAATGATGGAAACACTAAAAGATTTAGGTTATATGAATGTTAGATTATATCCTTATCAAGAAAGCGGTGTTCCAGATTTTAAAAATATTGATACACCGGGAAAAATACGAGCATTACATTCAGCAGTAGTTGAGGCAACTAAACCGTGGTAATAACATTAAAGTTTGATGGACAACAACAGCTATTTCATTATTATTGGTTACCTTTAATGTATAAACACAATGAATGTAAATTTGTTGTTGAAGATAAAACTTCCAAATTAGTTTATCCTAAAGATGTTAATAATTTGGAAGTTATTGCAAACATAAATAATGTTAAATTAAGACAACCAGTTTTACACTGCAAAATGAATAAAGTTCCAACATACAAAACAATGATTGACTTACAAGCAAAACGTGCTGGTGAGTATGAAGACTTTGGTGTGTATTACGAAGTTTAATATGTGTAGTATACTTTTATCAAACAAAAAAGATAGAGCATTATTAGAGAATGCTAATACTTATATAAAATTAAGAGGTCCTGACAATACAACTTTTTATGAAGCCGGAGGGCTTACTTTCATTCATAATCTTTTAAGTATAACTGGAGATTTTATTACTCAACCTTTCATTGATGATGTATCAAACATTGTTTGTATGTATAATGGAGAAATTTATAATGCATTTGATTTTGATAATACTTATAAATCAGATGGCGAATGTATTATACCTCTTTACAAAAAGTATGGAAAAGACTTTGTAAAAAAACTTGATGGTGAATATGCAATCATATTAGTTGATTTTAAAAATCAAAATATCATTTTAGCTTCTGATACATTTTTAACAAAACCTCTGTGGTTTGGTAAAAATAAAAATGATTTTACTATTGGTACATATAAAAGCGCAGTACAACTTACTGGTATTAAAGCAACAAGAATGAAGCCTAATACATGTCAAATATATGATCTACAATTTAACCTTTTAGAAGAATTTACAGTATATGATTTTTCTTTAAATCAATATAAAAAAACTTATGATGACTGGATAAAAGCTTTTGAAAATTCAATTAAGAAAAGAGCATCAAGTAATATCAGAGAAAATATATTTATAGGGATGAGTAGTGGTTATGATAGTGGTGCAATAGCATGTGAGTTAAATAAACAAAAAATAAATTTCACTGCCTATTCTGTTTCAGGTAGTGAAAATAAAACTATTATAAAAGATAGGTTTGACATTATTAATGAAAATGCTGACACATATTATTTAGAAGGATGTGCCAATGAGTATTTCATTGCAAAAAGACATATTGAAAAATATGTTGAACCATATACATATGAAATATTTTCAAAAAGAAATAACTATAGAGAATTTATACCATTAACTCTCGATGGTGGTGCAAACGGTCTTTCTTTAGTTTGTTCAAAAGCAATAAAAGAAAATAAAAAAATTTACATATCAGGATCAGGAGCCGATGAAATATTTTCTGACTATGGATGGAATGGTAAATCAATTGCTCCGCACAGTAACTTTGGCGGCCTCTTTCCTGAAACTCTTGAATCAATTTTTCCATGGGGAAGTTTTTATGGAAGTTCACAAATAACTTATCTCACTAAAGAAGAAATGGTAGGTGGTTCATACGGTATCGAATGTAGATATCCATTTCTAGATAGATTTGTAGTGCAGGAATTTTTATGGTTAACAGCTGAACTAAAAAATAAATTTTATAAAAATGTTTTACATAACTATATGATTGAAAATAATTTTCCTTACAGTGTAGAGAAAAAAGGATTTTGGTATAAGGATTAAATATGAAAACTGTCATTTATCAATATTGGTACGGGTCAAAACCTAAAGAGTCCGCAAATGCCGGTAAAAAAAATATGCAAGCATATGCAAATAAAATTGGTGCAGACTACATATTTGAAACTGATCCTAAATTTTATGGTGGTCCATGCTCTTTAGAAAAAAAATATTCTGCTTTAAGACCTATTTACGATGATATGTTTTTAAAATATGATAAAGTGATGTATGTAGATTTAGATGTATTTGTTACAGATAGGTGCACAGAAAATATCTTTGATGAAGATATAAAACATATAGGTATATGCGAAGAACCAGATCAACCAGAATTAAGAACACAAAATGTATCTGCAAATACTTACATAAATAATTCAAACGATAATGTATGGGCCAAAGCTGTTAAAGATAAGTACGGTTGTGATGTTAATAGAGATTTAAAAGGGCGTCCACTAGTTTACAATTCAGGTATGATTCTTATTACAAACGAAGGATTGATTGAAGCTAGAAAAAAATTTACACCATTTCAAATGCATATTAATCATTTAACTTCTGCTGGACTAAGACAGTTTTACTTATCTGATCAAACTTATTATCAAACTATGCTTCATGTATCTGGAGTTAATTTTAAAATATTAGATACTAAATGGAATTCACAAATACATTACTTAAGAAAAAATGGTGATAAAACAGTAAATGATTGTAGAAAAGAAAATACAAATTTTGTACACGTTCAAATTGCTGGTGCTGACGATAAAGATGAGGATACTCATTGGCGTATGGTAAATTTACCAGTAAGTTTATGGAATATTGATGCTTAATTTAACAACAACGAAAGAAGACATAAATGTTTAAAATACCACCTAAAGACACTTTTTTAAAAAAGTTATATGATCATCAACGGCATCTATACTCAGAAGCAATCAAGCATTGTGTAAAATTTAGAAATGCAATTGACGTAGGCGGTCATGTAGGATTCTTTTCTAGTAAAATGGTAAAAGATTTTACTCATGTATATGCATTTGAACCAATGTTTCATGAATACCTTACAGAAAACGTAAAGGCATCAAATATTACAATTTATCCAGTTGGGCTTTCTGATAGAGAAGCTAATTTTAAATTTTATGTTCGTGAATGGAATACAGGCAGTTCAAGGATTGATAAAGATGGTAAAGACATAATTAAATGTGATGTTTTAGATAATTATAAATTTACTGATATTGACTTAATAAAAATTGATGCAGAAAATCATGAAAAATTTATTTTAAGAGGTATGAGTACTTTTTTTGAAAATAACTCACCAGTTATTATTATTGAAATTAATGATAAATTTACACGAAATGAAATACTTTCTAATTTGAAAGCTATTAACTACGAATTGATTATGCAAGATGATGCAGATTCAATTTTAAAAAGAAATTAAAAGGAAAAATATAATGCATACGTCTAAAGTTAATCATGTAAAAACTGTAGAAGAATTTTATAAATCAATCAGAGAACAGCAAGAAGTAGCGCATGGTAAAGAGTATTGTGATCAACATGATGCTATAATTAAATACATGAAAGAATGTGATTCTTATAAAGAATTAGGTACACATCAAGGTGCTACTGCCGCATGTGTTATGTTACTGAAACCAAAGTACATTGAATTAGTTGACATTAATCATTACAAATATAGATGGAAACTACAAGAACTTGCTGAACCATTCTGTAAAGAAAATAATATTGAATTAGTTGTAAAGGAAGCTGATTCAGGATCATTAGCATCTTTAAGTAGACCTGTTGATATGATGCTTATTGATTCTTTACATAAACCTGATCATATGAAAAAAGAGCTTGAGTTACATGGTGTATCTGTAAATAAGTATATTATAGCACACGATACTTTTTCAATACCAATATTACAAACAGTATTGGAAAATTGGTGTAATGAAAATAGAGCATGGAAAGTTCATGAAAGAGGTATGATTAATGCAGGTTACACGGTGTTGAAGAAAAATGCGTAATATAATACTACAACATTTTGATGGTGAACTAAGACCACTCGATTACCAATCACAGTATAATATCATGGACTATGCTGACATGATTGATGCCGACTATAAATTAATAAGAGGAAAACCCTTCAGAAAAAATTTAACAAATGCATGCCAAAAAGTTCATATGATAGATGAAGAGTTTGACGAATGGGATAATGTTTTAATGTTAGACATTGATATGTTTAGACCTAGAAACATGACAATAAATGTCTTTGAAGAAAAAGGTATTGGTTTATATGCGTCAGTACAACAAAATTTACATAGAAGATTAACTCAGTGGCATCCAATGTTGGCAAGTATGGATGCGCCATATTGGGGTGGTGCAATTTATAAAATGGATAGACATACAAGACAAACATTACGTAAACAACTTGGCGGTAATGAAGGTTGGATGCAAAATTTTAACAAACCTTACAATTATGAAGATGAAGGTATAATGCATGTACTTGCATTTAGATCAGGTTTTAAAACTGAAAATCCATACATGGACCAAAAATGGTGTCAATGTTCTTTTTTACCTAATCCAGAAAATGCTGGTTTTATACACGTAAGAACTAAAATTACACCACAAGGACCTAAGCAAGATAAAATTTTAAATTGGCAAAACCTAGTTGATAAAAAAATATTAAGTGCTACAAATACTACTAAAAAGATATAAATCTAAAAGAGTAAAATATCATTTACAGTATGATAGGTTCTTTTTTGAAGATAGATTAAAACCTCTTATGATTTTACAAGTTGGTGTTGAACCTAGTCTACAAGTTTGGCAAAGATACTTCACAAAATCACTAATTTATTGTATTGATACTTTTAACAATATCGATCCTAAAGATATTTCATACTTAGATGAAAATAGAATTTACTGGTCAAGATGTGATGTTAATAATACTAAACAACTTGAAAATGTAATGAAAAATATTTGGAATAATCCACGTTTTAACATAATAATAGATAATACTAATAATTATGAATCATTGAGAAAATATGGTATTGGAAAATATTATAAAGAGGTAGGTAATGAAATCTTTTGTCATAGTTGTCAAAGATAATGAAATTTCTGAATTAGGCTATCAACAGCTTGTAGATAGTTACATGCATTACGGGCATTATGATGGGATTGAACCTCATTATGCTGTTGAACTTGACAAGGTTGAAGGCTTTACTAGTGGTAATGGATTACAGTGGAATTATCCATGGTCTGGAGAAAAAACAGATTTAAAAACAGGTCTTATTAAAAAAGCATATCCAACAGAAGATAAAAGAAAAAGAATATCATGTTTTTTAAGTCATTGGTATCTTTGGCAAAAGTGTAAAAAACTAGACGAAATGATATGTATTCTTGAACATGATGCAAGATTTATAAAAAAATTACCAAGTGATAGAACTTTTAGAAACAGTAAGTATGATATTATAGGAATAAATGATCCATCAATGGCAACTCGTAAATCAAAATTATATCATGATAAAATACTAGAAGGTACACAATTTTTTCAACCCGTACCTACGATTGATGATTTTAATGTACCACAAGGATTAGCAGGTAATTCTGCATATGTAATAAAACCTGAAGGTGCAAGAAAAATGTTGGCACTTGCTAATGAGCACGGTATGTGGCCGAATGACGCATTGATGTGTAAACAATTAATACCTACATTAGGTGTAACACGTAACTTTTATACAAGAGTTCAAGGATTGAGGTCAACGACAACATTATGAAGATGTATGTAATAACAATAATGGAGAATGAAAGATCAGTGCAAGTTGCTGATAGATGTATTGCAAGTGGTTTAAAGTTTGGACATTACATTGAAAAACATAAAGCATTTACTCCAAAAAATTGTAATGTTTTTGAAGAGTTAGATGATTTAGGTTATGATGAATTAGGTTTTCGTGAAAAGTACAGCAGAATTGAAAGTTGTATTGCTGGTTTTTTAAGTCATCATAGTTTGTGGCATAAATGTATTGAACTCGAAGAGCCTATCGTAATATTCGAACATGACGCTGTTCTTATAAATAACGTACCTACATTACCTATGTTTGACATACTTAATTTAGGTAAACCATCATATGGTAAATTTAATACACCTAGCTTTTTAGGTTATGGAGCTTTGGTTTCAAAACCATATTTCCCTGGTGCACATGCATATCGTATTACACCAAATGGTGCGGCACAATTAATTAATGAAGCTCAATTAACTGCAGGTCCAACTGATGTTTATATACATTCAAATAAATTTACTTTAGGCGAATACTATCCATGGGTTGCTGAAGCTAGAGATAGTTTTACGACAATACAAAGTACACAAGGTTGTTATGCAAAACACAATTATGGCGAAACATATGAAATTATATGATGAAGCATTTTTAACAGGCTGCGACGAAACACAAGCATGGATGATGCATTGGTTTATAAAGAACTTTAAAAAACATTCTAAAAAACCATTGATATTTGCAAACTTTGGCGTAAGTGATTTAACATTAAATGTTATAAGAGCCAATTGTCATGCTGTTATGGATATGACTAAAACACCCGAAAAAGGATGGTTCAATAAGCCCGTATCAATGTTAGAGTGTCCTGCAAAGAAGACAGTATGGATCGATACTGATTGTGAAGTACTTGATGATATTGACGGTATATTTGATTTACTCGAACCAGAAAAACTTAACATGGTAAAAGATGAACCATGGACTAAAAGATCTGGTTCAACATGGCATAACTCAGGAGTTGTTGGTTTTATAGATAAACCTATAATATTACATCAGTGGCGCAGTGCTTGTAAAACTCGTCCTTTAGCAGGAACAGGCGATCAAGAAATATTACACGGAATGTTAACTGAAATTACTAAAATTAAATATATAAATGATTTGCCAAATGAATATAATGTATTAAGAATACAAACCGAAGTTGATAAAGATTATAATGGGCCGATAAGAATTATGCACTGGACTGGTTATAAAGGGAAAAGAATAATAAACAGTAAAAAGTGGGATTGATATGAAAAGAACAGTTCATGTAGTTGGTAATGGAGATCACGCTGGTTATTTTTGGAATGAACCTAGACATGGCATGAGGTTATGTTGTAATGTTCCTCCTTTTTCTGTACCTAATTCATATGCCACTATCATGGTTGACTTTAAAATGATGAAGGCTATACACGAAGGTTCAGTAACTGTAGGTGGTGAATGGATTATAGGTATGAGGCCAAAAATATATATGGGTAATAATCCATCATTTCATCTTAAATATTCTCATCATATCAAAGAATTTTACACTGAATTACCGAAGTATGTAGCAAACTACACAGACTTTAATTGTGGTCACATGGCAGTTCATTACGCTGCAAATAAAGTTAAAGCCGAAGAAATACATATGTATGGCTTTGATTCAATATTTGATTTTAATTTAAGAAGCACATCTGACTTATTTTTAAATTCAGATAGAGGTAATAACAATAATAATAGATTGGCAAACAACTGGAGACCTGTTTGGGAAAACATGTTTAAAGAGTTTCCAAACACAAAATTCATACTTTATCATAAACATAATGCTATTAAGCTTACATTGCCACCTAATGCAACTGTAAAAGTATATGATAAAATGGCAAAACAACCTAATTAAATTTTTTTTCATTTTAGTGCATTTTTTCCTTTACAAAGGCTGAAAAGTGTGGTACAATATATCTATAAAATAAAAAATTAGGGAGTTTAAATATGAAGAATCTTAAAAAATTAATTACAGAAACAGTTAACTTATCTAAGATGGATTGGGCTATCAAGGAAGATATGGCTGATATGTATAAGCAGGATGCTCAAGATTATGAGTCAATCTTAACTTTTATTGAGTCTGATAATCTTTCAGGTGCTAAGAAGTTACTTGAGTACATGGACACTCTTCCAAGAGAACATGCAATTATCGCTATTGCCGAAGATATTGGCAATAAGTGGGTTTTAGAAAACTTAGGTTGGGATGCAAGTTAATGCATTTTTTCCTTTACATTTGTGAAAAAATGTGGTAGAATAGTACTATAAAATAAATAATAAGGGAGTTATATTATGGCAAAAGTTAAAAGTTTAATGATGGAATTACAAGATGAGTTTTACACCAAAGCTCTTCCAATATTAAAAGACTGTGATTCAGCATGGGAAGCACAAAAGAAAGTTGAAAAACTAAGAAAAGCTGAGTACAATTGGCTTGATCAATTTGCAATTGCTGAAGAAGTGGAGAATGCTTGGTATGCCAGTTAATCCAAAAAATAATAGCCTTGGTCTAGTATTTGGCGCAATTGCATTTCTTGGTTTAGGATTTTGTAGTCCACCTGCACCAGCAAATGAAGCAATCAATGCCAAGAACTTTAATGATCAAATAGTTTGTATGGCTGATAACATATATTGGGAAGCACGTAATCAACCTGTAAAAGGTATGTGGGCAGTTGCACTAGTCACTGATAATAGAGTTAATGATAGTAGATTTCCAAACAATCATTGTGAAGTAATTAAGCAAGGACCTACAAGTAAATGGTGGTATGAAGAACACGGTAAAATTGTACCGATAAGACACCGTTGTCAGTTCAGTTGGTTTTGTGATGGTAAAAGCGATGAAATACCTTTATACGATATTGATGTATATAGAACAGCTTTAATAATAGCACAAAAAGTTTTCTTTGGTTCATATAGTACAGATATAACAAAAGGTGCAACGCATTATCATGCAGATTATGTATATCCAGCATGGAGAAAACAAAAAACAAAAACAATTAAAGTAGGTAATCATATATTTTATAGGTGGGAAAAATGAGGCAATTTATT